AAGGCGACCCGGTTCTAGCCCAAGAGACTAACGACCCGGTTCTGCAATTGCAGGACTCGGTACAGGTTCAGTACATCGGACAGTGGGTCAGCAATGTGTACAGCCAGAGTCCTAGCCTGGTAGCCTCGCGCTCGACTATTGACGGAACCAGCGGTGTAGTAGAGGAAGCGCACAACGACCCGACTATCAAAACTAGCTCGGCTGGTTTCTCGTTGGCAGCCGCACTGCTGAACCGCTACGGCATCGAAGGCAAACAGATCGTCTTCCAAACGCGAGTCGGCGGGTTGGCTCCTGGACAGTTGCTCAACATCACCATGCTATCAGCCGGCTGGAAGCTGAGCAGCGTCCAAGCATTGATCGAGCAGGTTGACATCACCATCGCTGGTCAGTGGTTCGTCTACACGATAACAGCCATCGTTGGACCAGTCAACCAGAATTGGGTCCAGTTCTTCCAGAAGCTGGCGGGAGTCGGAGTGCTGATCCCTGGCAGTGCAGGGTCTAACCAGAACGTGTCCCTGCTAGCCGCGTTCGCCGCGACGTGGGGCTGGGCAGCCACGTTCGCCGCGACCGTTACCACTTGTCCGATCATCGCGTCGTCTCTGCACTGTGGACCAACTGTTATCGTCTGTTAGGAGTGAGGCATGGCAACACTAACCATCACCAACGCTGCACTCAACGCAGTGCGTGATAATCTGAACGGTGTGCCCGGAGCCTCCGTACTTGCAATTACTTGGATAGCCTGGGGAACCGGTACACAGGGCAGCCCGATCACGGCGACCCAGCTAGCAACGGAGGTGTTCAGGAAGCAGATAACCAGCACGAGCCTCGGCGCTAACCCAGGAGAAGGAATCATCAACGGCTATCTAGCGCCGACAGACATCGCCGGAACCGCGATCACGGAGGTCGGGTTCTTTGCCGACGGGGCGACCAGCACTCCTAACAGTGGATTGCTTGTGTTCTACGGGTTGTACAGCCATACTCACGTGTCAACCGAGAGCATCCAATTCGCTGCTGACAATACCGTGTAGCATAGAAGGATCTCTGTCAATGCTTGAGCCGTCGGGCTGGCTATCCATAGCGATCAACGTGCTCATATTCGGAGCACTAGCAGTTGCAGGTATCGTCGTATGGAGACGACAGTCAACCAAAGAGCTTGCCAACCTGCAAGACCGTATCATCGCTTCTCTCAAGGAAGAGAACCAACGGCAAGAGCTGAAAATAGATCGACTAGAGGACACCATTGCCACCATCCGGCTAGCATTAGAACGGCGTGGCATACGGATAAAGATCAACGGTGACTACGTGATCTTCACAGACGTGGATATGCCTAAGCAAACAACCACGAAGATCACCAAGGATCGGGCGAAACAGCTAGCTACTAAGCAAGACGATCCACCTCGAAAGGAGGAAGTCGAGCGCATAGACAATAACTAGCTGGCAGTTGTTAGTTCATAGGAGCGAGGACAATGGCACGCACGTATCATCGCGACCAGTACGACGACGAGGACTGGGCAGAGTATCCAGACGAGGAAGAGACCGGCCCGACCGAGAGCAAGGGTGGCAAGCCAAGCAAAGGCACTCCAGCCGACAAGCGACTCGGTGAGAACGGTGGCGGCAAGGGTAGCACCGGCAAGGGTAGCGGCAAGGGTAAGTAGCGCCATCCAAATATCTCGATCGAAGGACGAGAGCGAGACCTCACGTCCCTCCAACTAGCCGAAAGGTATAAACACACCTTCCAGCTAAAACGGCCAGAGGAGGTCGCCGTGGCAGCGACAGTTCAAGCTCAGTATGCTAACAGCAGCGGTCCAACGCTGGCCAATGCTGAGACAGGCGTCAAGTTCAACCGCGAGGACACAGAGACCGGTACAACGCCGGTTCCTATCCCCACATCCACCGGCACCGAGTTCAGTTGGCTGAAAGCCTTGGCTCTCGTAGTCACGGGCACAAGCACAACCAGCATGAGCAATCGTCGGTTCAGCCTAAGCACGACCGAGACAAGTGGACTCGGAGTCCACTTCTATGGACTGGCAAACTACACGCAGTCCATCAGCACCGTGCCAGGCACTGTAGAAGCGGCTGGCGGTCAGCGTCCTGCGAATCCAGGCGTGACCATCGCCAATTACACATACGGCGCGAATCCGACCCTGATGCCATCGGCGGCGATCAGCGGTAGCATCACCAACATGGTGACGTCGGTTGCACCAGGCAACTCTCCGCAGTCGTCGGTTACACTGGCGAACTCCGGTAACAACATCGGCACGAACGTCCATATCGGCGAGTGGCTGATCTTGGACGCTGGCACGGCCAACGCCGAGTTGATACAAGTGCATATCACCACTGTACCGACCGGCACGACCATCACGTTCAATACCAACACAACCAAGAACCACGCCACAACGGCAACGCACATCGGGCTAGCGCCGCAGCGTGCGACCGGCTCGAACATTCTGTTCGACAACCGATCGGTCAGCACCGGTTCGGCAGCCGTCAACGGCGACTTCGCCAGTACGTTTGTCGGAGTAGATAGCGGCTATGCAGGTGGCGCCGGTTCAGCCATCGGACTGCCTAACATCCTGCTCACGTACGACGAGGCATAACCATGAACCTATTCGACCACGTGCAGCGGTCGCTCGGTGTGCTTGAACCACTCAAGCGTCGAGCAACCGGTCCGTCCTCACTGAAGTCGGAGATGTTCATCTGGCGTGTTACCTATCGCGACGACACGGTTGACAGCGAAGAGAACGGCGAAGGATTCTGGCGGGTGCGTGCCGACATGGTCACCCGTATAGACCTCGTCGTTCCTATGCTACGCGGAACACAAGGGAACGATGTTGGCATCCACCACGTCGTTCCGGCTGGCTGCCGCGTCGTGTTTACTCGTAGACGCTGTATTGCGGTAAAGATCGACGGGTCCGGCGTGGCGGTGCATCTGCCAGGCTGGACCATTGTCGGTCACGAGCGACCGGACGGCTCCGGAGAGTATTACTACTACCACAACGACGGCAACGAGTCGTTCGCGTCAAGCGATTTCAACGACCCGCGTGCCAAGGGATAAGGAGACTCCATGACTACGCGCAAGCGTGGACTCGTCGTAGCAGTTGCGTTGCTGGCGCTCGCCGTGACGCCGTGGCTAGCTAGCACCATCGCACAGAAAGCATATGCCTACACCGGACCATGTGCATTCACCAGTGGTGCGACGCCTGCATTCTGCGACACGTTCAACGCACCGGCCGGCACGGGTAATCGCAGCGGTGACCTCAACGGCACGGTATGGGGAGTCTCGCACCGTGGCCAAGAAAACAGTAATCAGGGCATGTGGGACGAGGCGTACTCAACCCACATGAACCTCTGTGGTTCTACTGTCGTAGTCATGCAGCCACAAGATGTGCGAATCTGCCAGGGTCACATGGTAGAAGCACTCAATGACGGTGGAGGTTGTTGTTCGGGCGGAGCGGCGGCACTGTTTACCTATCCCAAGCAGCCGTTCGATATCGCTGGCCGCACTGGTAGCGTCGTGTTCGACGTGAGCAATGATACACAAGGCGGACATGCTGCCTGGCCAGAGTTCTGGTACACGGACCAGCCCACGCCAGCGGACTTCGGTGGCGAGCCGCTGGGCCAGATGCAACCGCGCAATGGCATCGGCCTCAAGTTGATGGGGCAGTGCAGCGCGTCTACGTGGGATGTGGGAAGCGTGACCATCTCCACGAACTACAACGACGTGGATACCTTCCTCGACAAGAACACGGGCATCAACCTGGACAACCTCTCTTGTGTCAATGATGCCTCCGCCTCCGCCAACACCCTCAACCACGTAGAAGTGCAGATGAGCACTGGCGCGATGGATGTGTACGCCAGCCAACCATTCCCGGTGGGTGGAACGTACGGCGCGTTGGTCCACATGGCGCACATCACGTATCCAACGCTTCCACTCACTCGCGGGCTGATCTGGGTAGCCGACGGTCACTACAACGGGTGCAAGGCGCCGGGCACACAGTGTGAACATACGTTCTATTGGGATAACGTCGGCTTTGATGGACCAGTCTTGCCGCAAGATCGCACGTTCGACGTGCTAGACGCTCACTCGCCTAACGGTCCCGACGGTGGCGTGGATATGGGCTGGAACGTCAACACGAGTACCGGGTCGCTGCCTACGCTGCACACGTTGCCGATCGACAGCACAAGCCTCAGCAACGCGACTGGCGTCGCGCTCATGCTCAACTTGTATAGCGAAAGCACGTTCAACACATTCCGGGCACAAGTGAACGGGCACGACATCAGCGTCAACTTGCCATTCAGCGAACCATATGAGGGAACGCTGGCGATGCCGGTGCCGCTGGCCGACATAGTGACCGGTGCCAACACCATCACGTTCAACAATGAGGCGGCTCACCAAGTAACCGTCTTCAATATAGACATCCTGCTTGTTGCGGGCGGTGGACCGGTCGGCACGCCTACCGCTACGGCAACCGACACAGCTACCAACACACCGTCGCCTACAGCCACGGCAACCGACACGCCAACCGACACGCCAACGCCTACCGATACGCCGACTCCCTCGCCAACACCAACGCCGATCACCATCAACGACGTCCCATGCACGGTCGTACTCAACAATGTGAGTCAATCGGGCACATGCAGCGGGACGTTCGCTCCCGCACCGTAGGAGAAGCCTGGCATGGCAACAACGACGAGTCTCAAATCCTATGAGACAAGCGTCACAGTGCTAACCGGTGCGAGCGAGGTGAACTCGGTTGCGCATGGTAGCCTGGGAGCGATCAGCGGTGCAGGCTCGGGAACGATCCTGGACAACACCACACTATTGGACCTGTATGCTGACTTCGAGTTCATCACAGGCACGCTAGGTGGAGCGCCGTTGGTCGGCGGCAAAGTGTTCCTCTACCAGTGGACTAGCCTCGACGCAGCTAACTACGAAACCAGTCCTGCTGCCGGAGCCTGGACTCCTGACCTCATCGATCCGGAGCACTTGGTTGGTACGTTTGAGTTCTGGACCACTGGCACGTCCCAGAAGCTTCACATCCACCGCAAGCCGTTGACGTCTGGCAAGGTCAAGTTCCAACTGCTCAATATGAGCGGCCAGGCACTTCCCTCGTCCGGCGCGTCCATTGTCTGCTATCGGTACAACCTGCTCAACACGTGAGGTAGGATATCATGGCCGTCTCGGTTGTCGCTGGCTCTGTGGTTGGAGCTAGCTCCAGCACTAGCATATCCAAGCCGACTACAGGTGGCTACACCGAGACGGCCAATGATATCATACTCGTGTTCTGTGCTACGGACGGGAACAACACCGGCGCGCCTCCGGCTGGTCCTACGCTGCCGACCGGTTTCACTTCCATTGATACCAACAACACCGGGTCCGGCAATAGCTGGATGACCGGTGTGTGGGGATACAAGCTCGACTCCGGCTCAGAAACATGGGCGAAGTCATGGACGCAGGCTGGCGGGACCAACCAATTCAATACGTGGGCATGTATCATTCTGCGTGGCAACGACACGTCCACGCCAATTGACGACCACACGACCATCGCCGTCAATGGCACGACCACGCTCTCGCTGACTTCACGTACCGCGTCCGTTGCAGGCGACGCACTGATCATCATGCAAGGCGACACCGGTGACGTCGGCGTCAGCACGTGGCCGCTGAGTGTGGCGCTCTACTCGCCGTCCAGCAACGCAGCCGGTAACGGCATGAGCACTGGCCAACAGGTCGGCTTGTCCTCGGGTAGCACTGGCGCACTGACCGTCACCACGGCTGCTAGCCCAGGTCGTAACATGGCGTGCGCTATCCTGGTGAAGGCTAGCGTCAGCGCACCGTTCGGCGCGTGGATACCTGGGCTATGGCCACCTGTTCCGGCAACCGTGCCGACCAAGACCTATTTCGTGATGCCAGCCACGGCGCCAGCTACAGCGGCGTATCCGCTCAATACCAAAGAAGGACAGACCTTCCCATTTACGGCTCCGCCAACCGGCGCGGCAACCAACACGCGCACTATCACGCCGGTAACGGTCGCTCTTATCGCCACACTGACGCGCACCGTCACAGCGACCATAGCACTCATCGCCACGCTGACTCGTACTATCACACCAGTGACGATAGCGTTGCTCTCGACGCTGACACGTACCGTCACGCCAGTCACGATCGCACTACGGGCAACGCTCACTAGAACCATAACGCCTGTAACCATTGCGCTCCAGGCGACGCTGACACGGACCATAACGCCTGTGACCGTGGCCGTACAGGCAACCCTACGCCGGACCATCACACCGGTCACTATCGCCTTGCTCAGCACGCTGACGAGGACTATTACTCCCGTCACCGTTGCGCTATGGGCAACGATCGCTCGGACAATCACGCCGGTGACCATCGCCCTGCAAAGGACCATCACACGGACCATAACGCCGGTTACGGTAGCTTTGCTGAGCACGTTGACCCGTACCATATCGTCGGTCACGATTGCTCTGTTGAGCACATTCACCAGGACGATCACGCCTGTTACACTCGCGTTGCAGGCTACGCTCACTCGCACCATCGGCGCCACGATCGCTATCGGCAGTGGTATCAGCCGGACTATCACACCGGTTACGATCGCACTCCGTGCCACGCTCAGCAGAACGGTCACGCCGGTTACGGTAGCCTTGCAGTCTACGCTAGCCCGCACTATCACGCCAGTAACCATCTCTCTAATCAGCACGTTCACACGGACAGTGACGCCAGTCACGATAGCACTGCTCGGCACGGTCAGCCGTACTATCACTCCCGTCACCGTCGCCCTGAAAGCGACGCTAGCACGGACAGTCACACCGGTTACGGTAGCAGTGCTCAGCACGCTGACACGGACCGTCAGCGCAACCATCAGCATCGCAGCGTCCATAGCTCAGCGAACTGTACCAACTGCCGTCGCGCTCAAAGGGACACTGGCACGAGTGGTTGCCGCTACGCTGGCGCTCAAACAGGTCAATATCGCTCGAATAGTGCCTGCTAGCTTGGTCGCCTTCACCGTGCTACCAACCGTTCGACCTGATGGGTCGGGCGCACTCTTTACGCAGACAGCGGCAGGCGTGCTCACTAGCGACAGCGGCAGCGGCAGCCTCAATACCGGCTCAGGGTCTGGAGATCTGGAATAGGAGATCGCAATGGCGGAGTACACCATGTCGCGGGGCGACAGTGCCACGTTCACCGAGACCATTCAACCAGTGAACTCTCTGGGTCAGCAAGTACTCAGCTCCAATGGAATAACTGGCTGGGAGTTCTGGCTGACGCTCAAATGGGACTGGGGAGACGACGACGGAGCAGCCGTGTTCCAGAAGATTCCTTCCGACTGGACCATCACTCAGCCAGGAGATATGGTAACACCCGGCATCGCGTTTGTGAACATCAATCCAGCGGATACAGCGTCGCTACCAGGCCGGACCGTCAAGCTCAAGTACGACGTCCAGGCAAAGAACGCCATTGGCAACATCTTCACACTCGAGTCGGGAACGTGGACCATCGTACCTGACGCCACACGAGCTACTAGCTAGAAAGGAGCTTGTCCTGAGCGATGGCGTTGCGCCATTGACCTTCGGCGTGTAGGGTGGCAGGGTGGGCCGAGGTCGATCGTTAGCAGATAGTGAGTCCGATTGGACTCGAGGAGAACCACACGTGGCAAGCAAGTTCCTTGATGGCAGCCCGGTTAGTGACACGTCTAACCCGTTCAGCGGTGGCGTCGGCAGCCAGGCAGGCGCAGACAGCGATGTGCTTGGCTCGCTTGACATTGACGGTCGCGAGAGCTTGGCTGGCAGCGACCTGGACCAGTACGGCAGCGATCCTGTCGTGGCGGACGCGGCGGCTGGTCGTCCGCTCAATCCTCCGAGCCTGGCTGGCAGCGACCGCTAGCGTCGAAGAGTGTAGCTGGGTCGCTGACCCCAAGACGGCGACCCTATCTGCACACAGGAGAGCAACATGGCAGACGTCGAATACAACGGTCCTGTAGCAGGTTCCACGCCTGCCAACAGCACGGACCTCCACGATAGTCCCAACCCGTATGAGCAAGGACGTACCGGCGATGTCGGCACGGTCCATCCGACGAGCGATGGCTACGGTGGCAATCCGCTCGGCTATTGGACTCCGCCCGCTGCCGACGCTGACAACGTGTTTGCTGCTGGGCATATGTCCAGTGACAGTCGGTCTCAGTCGCTCACTGGCGAGATGTCAGACTCGCTTGATGTGCTGTCCAGTGCCAACTATGGCAACCTGAACAGTGACGCCAACGCACCCGATCCTAACACGGACCCGGACGCGCTGGCTAACTACGCAGACGCAGGACAAGAGGACTGGCTCGTACCTGACAATCGGCAGAGCTAGAGAGGCTGAGCGGCATGACCGGATATTCCCCATTCATTCAGGGTGGCTACAACATGGGAACGCCGCTCAACATCTTTGACTTCTCGCAAGCCGTTGCGCCTGGCATGAGTGAGTCCACCTATCCGAAACAACTGAGCAAGGCGATCGCTTACTGGCAGAACATCGCGGCAACTAGCCACGATAGCAACGCCGTCAGCGTAGCCAATACCGCAGTCGGCTGGCTCCAGACTGAGCTTGGCTTGGTCCAGAATCCGCCGCCTAACAACCTACACATCATCTATCCGGTCTAGGAGTACCGCCATGACAACTACAACCGTAGACCTCACCGCGCTAGCAGCAATGCTCTCGCTTATCACGACGATGATCGTCCAGTTGTTGAAGCCGTTGGTCGAGCTGATCCCTGGGCTGACCGACTCCAAGAACCAAGTAGCTCACGACAACTTGCTGCGTGTGCTACAGATCGCCATGAACTTCGGACTCTTGCTTCTCGCTGCTAACAGTCTACCGAGCGCCTTCGCGGGGCTGCAATGGTGGGACATGCTAGCGATTGCAGCGGGCCAGAGCGTGCTGAGCCATGTATCGTACAAGGTCGTCAGCGGTGGGAGCAGCGGCAGCGGCCCGGCCGAGCCTATCGTTGACTATCCACCCCCTGGAGTTATCGGCAGCGATACGAGCGCTGATCATATCCCCACGGTTCCACGCGGGTAGTACGGAGGGATAGCGTGCCAGGTAAAGCCAACCCACGTCCAGGCAACTGGGACAACAAACGCATCTATCGTATTGAAGGCTACAATCGTCAGCCTCTCGCTATCCCTCAGGCTCTCATTGACAAGCGCGCCGAACGCATGGTGGAGATCATCCTCGAGATGCCGCCAGGCAAAGAGCGCAGGCTTGTCATGGAGACGTATGCCTCCTATCGCGTCCTGTACTACAACGAGGACAAAGAGACGGCACGGGCAGCCGCTAGCGCCTTGGTGTCCGAAGAGGAGTAGCCATGCTGGCAAACGTTGTCCTCGTAGACCAGTTGAACGAGCCAACGTCCGACGGTCTGCCTGACGAGAACGCGACCGCCAACTGTGTTGACGCGTCGCTTACTGGTGGCATCAAAGGACAGTATCCCGACGCCGTTATCACTATGGGCGGCAAGACCGAGAAGCTGACCGGTGATGCTCTCAAAGATGCCGTGTACGGCCAGGGATACAAGGGTGCCACCGACCCAGCCCGGTTCATGACGTTCATCAACCAACACCCTGAACTCGGTGTCACGATGGCTGAGACCGAGAAGGGTGTGCTCGGCACGGTCGTGGTTGCAGCCGCTATCGCAGGCTTGCAGCGGCACCATCCAGTCACGGCTGCGATCCCTAGCATGTGGGGTAACGCCTGGGACGGCGGAACCGACATGATCAACTTCGATAGTGCGCATCCTAATCAGGGAACACATCAGATCATGTTCGCCGACTGGGACGGAACCAACCTCACTGCTATGAATCCCTGGCACGGCTTCTGGCAGAAGCAGACGCGCAAGTGGTGGGAAGATCGCATCGTGTATGGCCGTTGCTTTGAGCTAACGCCGCTGGAGGTTCACGTGTCCATCATCATCGTCAAAGACAGTGCGGGCAACATTGTCAGTGCTCACGACGCCGACAATCCGGCGATGAAGGTCGGCGGGGGCATGGCTGCCATGATCGACAAGAACGCCTGGACCAAGGGCAGCATCGCGGTCCCCGAAACCTATCTCAGCGAAGGTGAGTCGGTGGCTGTGCTCCGTGGTGCCGTAAAGGTCGCCATGACCTACAGCACGACACACGGCACCGTAGCCGACGGGAACGGAGACATGGTCCAGGCAGTCAACGATCTGTACGTTGCCTGGCAGAGCTCTCTGGCCGATGCCAGCAAGGCGCAGTCCGATCTAGCGGCTGCACAGATCGCGCTCAACAAGTCGCAAGCCGACCTGGCTTAGTACCAATGTACTAGCCGGTTGCCACTAGGCCAGGTGTGTGCTACAATGGAGCCGAGCTTCCAAGCAGGCTTGACGGCTTGCCTGGTACACTCGTACGGTTCCGGCTGGCAGGCATGGAGGGACATCCATGCATCTACTGGCAGCGTTGATCATAATGCACACCATCAGGGTCACACCCTGGCCTAGCGCGCTCGGTTCTATGGGAGGCATTGCCAGAACCGAGCACGTGTCGCTTGCAGCGCTCGAGCGAGCGAATCCACAAGTCCGGAATCCGAATCGTATCTATGTTGGTCAGTTGATCAACATACCGGCGAGTGGTAGTAGCAGTGGAGAGGCGGCACCGGTTACACTGTCCGTAAGGACGACCCCGGTCAGTGCTGGAAGCAGCCTGAATCATTATCCCTGGGGATATTGCACATGGGGAGCCGCACACCTAGCGCACGATAACGTAGATGGTCTCGGCAACGCCTGGCACTGGATTTATGGCGCCCGAGCAAGAGGTCTCCCGACTGGTACGGTTCCACGGGTTGGAGCCACCGTCGTTTTTCAGCCGGGAGTACAGTATGCCGGGTCGAGTGGTCACGTGGCTCATGTGGTCGCAGTAAACGGCTCGTCCTTTAGAATTGAAGAGATGAACTCATACGGTTGGGGAGGTGGCTTCGGTCGCTTCTCGTACCGCTGGGCACATATTGGCCCAGGAGTGACGTTCATCTACTAGCCTGCTTATGGCCGGAACCGTAGGCATCATAATAACAGCGAGACCGAGGCTTTATGCCTCGGTCGTTTGTCTGACTGCACGCAAGTCGAGTTCTACGTTCGGCCACTCGTACGCTACGGTAAACCAACGAGAATCAGAGCCGGTGCCCGAACCTTTGCCTAGGAATGTGACGTTGGCAGATAGCTTGTCCCTGAGCATGTGTACGGCGACTTCTAGTACGTTAGAAAGCTGCTCGCCGGTGTCAGCGTCAGACACCAGTATCATAGTCACCGGATGTCGGCGTGGCTGAGCCGTGTTGTCGCATGTAATGCGGATGCGGTCGGGCACATTCATTAGAAGTCTCCCGGTGCCACCTGCCAGCACGGCAAGCCGAGCATACGCCATGCCAGAACACTGCTGTCCCTGTCGTCCAAACACAGCTTGACGTCGTAGAACTGTTCGATTGCTTGGTGATAGAGTTCTGTCTTGAACGTGGCGTCCTTGCGCCAGTCGCCTTCCAGCCGCATGAACAGCAGATCGTACCGCACCATGTTCATCACGAGCCAGTTGACGGTCAGGTCATGGCAGCTATCGGGTCGGCCCGTAGCTATGATGACTGTGTGTCCCTGGCTAGCATAGTGCGCCATGAGGTCGGCTACAAGGTCGTTACACTTGTCGGAGCCGCACTTGGCATACTCAAACGGATCACGGTCTACCAGCGTTGCCAGCGTACCGTCCAAGTCCACGATAACTGCCCGCTGACGATTAGCTTGCGATACCTGCAACGGCAAGGTCTCAGTCAATGCCACGTGTAGTTCTCCGTTCCCGCATGCGATCCAAGATACCGCCAATGCCCGACTCGTGCCCTATGGCATGGATCAGCACTTCGCGGCAGGGTGCGCAGAGTGAATGCCAGCTAGTCAGCAACGAGTTCAACGCCGACACCCTGTCTGCGTCCACGTAGTCGGATTCGCTGAGCACGACCATCGCGGTGATGGTAGGCGGCGCCTCGCCACAGTTACCACAAGGACGTTGCGCCACAGGCGGCACCGTGTCCCACTGGAACCATGTGGCATCGGGTCCAGTCAGCGGACTCCTAATCATTTGACATCATCTTTCTTGTGCCGTGGACAGGTGTTCGCACGGCTCAGCTCGCGCATCCGGGCACGAAACTTGTCCCAATCGTCGTCGTCGTCGTCTTGGTTCCACCAGTAGTCGAACAGCGCGATCAGTATACGACCGGAGTTGATCTCAGCACAGTCCTGGCAGGTATCGCAGCAGATTCCCCAGTCCAGGTCATGCGCGATCTCTGCTAGCACTTCCATCAACTCCGGCAACCTACGAATCGGCACGTTGTCGTCCAGGTCTAGCTGCCTGTAGCTCCAATGTCCTCCGCTCATGCACCGTTCTCCGGATGTCGGCGAGCTTGTCGGTTGACAGGCGTCGGCTTGGGAGACGGTGCAGGAGCTTGCATGTCGGGCGACTCGCCCGGACCGGTTGGCTGTCCCCCGGTTGTGGGTTGCTGGCGTGGCTGCATCATCTGGCGTTGAATGTTGGCGACCAGTTGCTCTTGCGTCATGCCGGTCTTCTGCAGCATCTCGTTGATTGCCGCGATCTCCTGGTCCGTTACGGGAGCCGCTGGCACGTCCACCCCGTTGGTACGCTGCCTGGCACGCCGCTCCATGACCAGCTCGCTCATCACGTTCCAGAGCATGATGTTGGTTGTATGCTGCATCTGGAGCAGCTTAGTCAACGCTTCCTTGATAGCTGCCGTGATCTCAGTGTTCACCAGGTCCGGTGACGGCTGAGCCATCTGCGCGAACGCCAGAGGATTCTCCGGCTGGAACAACGGCATGCGAAACACTTGCGATTGCTGCAACACTTCGCCGCCAAGAGTGATGATCCCGCTTCCCATGTGATGCTACTCCCTGTTCTGTTGTGGCCATTCGTACCTAACGAATGCGCCCGGTTGACCTTCAGATCCCCGTGCTTCTGCATTCCAGACTTCCCACCATATCAGCACAGGAGCGCCAGTCGGCCACAAGCCAATGTCCCACGCCTCGGCCACGAGCGCCAGTACAAGAGTCCGCTCGATGTCTCGTTTGATATCAAACGCGGCGTCGTCTAGTTCGGTCATGGTTGTCATATACGTCTTCTCAGCTTGCGATACGGTACCGAGTGGTCCGTGCATGGCACGGACCTGAATTCTTGTACGGCACCGCACCTGATAGTACGGCGTGCTAACTCGCTCCTCGCTCATCTATCCTGTACTCCTCGCTCCTGACCATCGAGCCTGCGCTGCCGTACCGTGATGCCGGGTGCGCAAGTGTTGCAGTACACATCACGGACTAGCTTATGCTTGCCCTTGTTGTCGGTCCAACGACGCATGATGCGGAACTCACTATTAGGAAGCATGCGGTGGCATGGACCAATACAGCGGCGTTGCACCTCCATCGGTTGCCTCCTCGCCTGGTTAGGGTAGGTTGTGCGTGTTGTGCAGTATGGCGCCATGCACTACGTTCCACCTGACGCTTTAGGACGTGGACGTCAGTGGTCCACGCCTGGGCAGCTAGTGTGTTTGTACGTTTAGGGTAAGCGGGGCTGTCCTACGTCTCGCTGACGGAGTCGGTCTGGCAGCCACGGGCACATAGCTCCGTATGTCGGCGTCCCAGCCGATCCAGCTAGGTCGCTTGAAATAATGACCTGGCACTACGGGAACCTTGCGATGGTTGGCACGGACTAGCGCACGCAGTATCATAGCCCGTTCTGTTGTCCGCTCCGGGTCCGGCAGCATGCCGAACTCTGAAGTCTTGATAACTCGCGTGCTGAGCCAATTGGATAGGTTTCGATCTTCCTCGTTCATCGTCTGCCTGCTTGCCCTCTACTTGCTAACTAACACGATCCTGTTAGTTTGCACAGCTAGAACTAATGCGCGCCTAAGCAACTTGTGCAAACTAACACTATCCTGTTAGTCGGTTATCTCCGCCGTCTTACTAGTGAAGGTCAGCCCAGGATGAGCCTCGCTTCAGGTCCACATCGAAGGTCACTTGGTCATCGCGTATTACAGTGGTCATTGCACTGCGGATGTAATCCTCACCCGTCGCTAGCTGATCGGTAGGCACCTCGAACAACTGGCTGTCGTGTACCGGGAGAAGGACGAAACCACACCGCTCGCTCCGTAACCTGTGGTTGAGCTTCACTAACGCTGCCAGGTTGATGTCGCTAGCAAAGGACTGTATCGGGAAGTTCATCGCCTCGTTAGCTACGTGGCTGAGTTCATCAGGGTAGCCGAACCGGCGACGCCGACCGTTAGGCGACTCAACCCAGCGCTCGTACTTGGCGAACGCTGCTTGTTGCTGTAGCCACGCCCAGGCTTGCCGATAGGTGGCACGCCAGTTGTCAATATAGCTCTGCGCCTCCTTCACCGGCACGCCGAGACCTTTCTCGCCGAGCGAGAGCGCCTCGGCTCCCTCGCCGTACATGATACCGAACGTGACGTACTTAGCTTGTCGGCGGATACGGGTCTTCATCCAGTCGTACAACTCGGATGCCTTGTTGGTACGGTTGGGACCCCGTTGCCGCAGATAGAAGTCTAGGAACATCGAGTTGGTATGACAGAGTTCCTCTAGCTCTGACAGCTCGTCATCGGAGCCGAGAGCAGCGAGCATGTTGCGCGTGAGCGCTGGCCATACACGGCTGGCGGTCGCCCAATGGACGTCCTTTTCACGGACTGTAGCAGCGAGTTCTCGGTCCTCGCTGATCCATGCCAATACACGTACCTCTAGCTGGGCGTAGTCAGCTTCTATGAACGTGTAGCCGTCCGTGGGGACGAACATCTCGCGGATCGGGCTGTCCTTGGGGATGTTCTGTAGGTTAGGGTCACGGCTAGCGAGCCTGCCCGTAGCGGTGCCGTGCATCAGCAAGTGCGTCCGTACCCTGTAACCATCGGAATAGACGGTTACTCGGTCGAACACATCGTGGCCCAGCCCGATCAAGTACGTTGCCTTGGTATGTACCAGTGACCGGTACTCCAGTACGTCGCGTAGGAACGGCTCCTCAACTCGTCCGTACTCGCGGTCGAATGCTTGCAACTCGTGGAGCACAGCCTTGCTGGTAGACTTGATCACCGGATACTTGAGCGCTTTGAGCACGGCCAGCACTTGCGGCGTACTGTTGGGATTGAACAGCGGCTTCTCAACGTACTCACATATCTTTCGCCTAGTGTCGTTGATGCGCTGCGTGTACTCGTCGCATAGGCTGAGCCAGCGATGCTCGTCTATGCGGATACCACGTAGCTCTACATCCGCTAGCGCGTTGGCAACTGGCACGAGGAACGTATCGTGACAGATCAGCGGAGATGGATAGTTGTTACGGCTCGGTGGCTCCTTGGCGAGTTGTTGCTGCAACGTATGGTACAGTCGCAGGGTATAGCATAGGTCGTTGGCGTGGTACGTGTGCCGCACTACGGGATCAGTATGGGCCATGTCAGCACCGTTGATGCCTTCACTGTAGTTCGGTGCTCCGCAGTATTTGGTCGCGAGGGACTTGAGGTCGTGATGTCCCCCTTCTTCGCCTCCGCCACGCTCGTCCAGCGCATGATGGAGTAACAGAGTATCGGCACCAATGCGGGCATCAAAGTCAAAAGCAGCTCGTAGCATGTTTGTATCAAACTTGCCGTTATGGTAGACCCAGAGGAACGTCGGGTCTTCGAGTAGCGTCTTGATAGCATGATGTGCCTCCGCATGGTCTAGCAAGTCAGCGGGGATGATGTACGCACGGTCAGCGTGTACGGCGAAGCCTATGTCTAGCACACGGTCGGTCATCGGGTTCAGCCCGGTCGTCTCGATGTCGCAAACGATGGTGCGTGCCTGGCTTAGCTCGTTGCATATGTCCCCGACGTCCCGATAGGTAGCAGCTACCGTGAACGTGATGTCATCGGGAAGCTGCTCCTCGGAGTGCTGGCGCGTCAGGTATTCGATGGCTATACCAACTGCATGTTTGAAGTCTGTGTACCACTCAGGTCGGCGGAGCACGGCTGCCGGATGATAAGCATACACGAGCCAGCAACCGAACCGCTCACTCCACTCAGCCCGACCATTCATCCGTCCCATCGCAACCTTATGGCCGACCATCGCCTCGGCTGCCTTGGCACCGGCAAGCAATATGACTTTGACGTTGGTCAGTTGCGCTAGCTCAGCATACAGCCGGTCGCGACACGCCTCAATCTGCTTGCTGGTCGTCAGCGTCCCACGGGTAGGTTGGCAGAGAAGAGCGTTGGTTGCATAGATGTTAGCTGGACGCTTGGGATTGTTGCTCTCGCTGATGGTCTTCCACAGCAACTCACCGCTCTGGCCAATGAACGGTGTTCCCTTAGTAACTTCTACGGGACCGGGAGCCTCGCCGATGACAATCAGTTCAGCGTCGGCTGGACCGATGCCATGTACCGGATATGGTGCCTTCTGCCGTTCTGCTGGGCAGAGACTACACTTGTCACAGTGTGCGAATTCTAACAGGTCGCTAGCAGTCGCTTGCCGTACTGGGATCGCCATGCTTTACCTCCGTCGGTCCAATGCGGCGAACGCTGAGCATGGCTACATGGCGGATGTAACCAGCCAACGATCTGTCGTCGGCACGAGCGGCGCGCTCCAGTTGGTCCCGTTCAGCTTGGGTAACTTGGACGCGTAGGATCACAACTTTGTCCCCTGATTGGAACGAACTCTTGGAGCGGACTCCCATGTGCGTATGCCTTGCTTGCATTATACCCTACGTGCGGCCACGACGCCGTCCGAATCAGCAGGAACGATGCCGTTCTGTGGCCAGCGGAACGCGACCTCCAAGTGCTTGGGAGGCAAGCGGCGAACGAACACGTCGCGTCCCCACTTGGCTTGGAGATACGTAACGGCAGCGTTCTCGGTCAGAGGATTGCGACGGTCGCACGCTCCGCCCGCATTGGTCCGATGCTCGAAGCTGAGCAGCCAGTTATCCAGTCTGAGTACCTTGCCGTACCGTGCCAGGTGTTGCGCCGTGAAGTCGTAGTCCTCTTTGAGTTGCAGGTTAGTGTCGAAGCGCAGTGGTGTAGGACGGATCAGCATGCAGTCGCCGAGGATGAAGCTGCGCTGGCGTGGCGGCATGTTATCGCCCGGATATCCTAATAGGCTGTCCGTCGGAGCCACACCGACAAGAGACACGTTGTAGGTGTTCATCTGTAACAACATATCAGCCACGAGCTGATCGAACGTGACGTCGCTGTCACGGACGTAGCGGGGGACTTCTGGGGTCCAGTCCTCTCGGTTCTTGGCGACAACGATACGGCGTAGGTCATCGCTCAGTTGGAGGCAAGGTAGTCCGAATAGTGCAGCGTCCTCTAGCGCGACGTTGCGTGCTGCACACAAGCCGTCTACTTCCATGTACTGACGGGCGCCGTGTTCGACGTAGGCTTCTCCCTCATCTAGACCCACGTACCACGTAGCAGAGTCCAACGCACTGCCTACAACCGACCGTAGCGTCTGCGGTGCCGTAGGCCGACCACTGCTAATGACAGCGAACCATACGTCGCCGATGGAGACACGCGCGATCATTGTTACCTGCCTAGCGCAGTCTCACGCATGGCGATGCGCTCGAACTCTTTCGTGACGTCTTCCCACTCTTCCACGTCCTCGCAGGTTTCGCTGATCATGCGGCTGCCAACGTACTTGCGGATCTCGGTCCGTACGGTACGTTGGCGGTATACTCTCATAGTAGATTGTGCCGTGAACATGTACGCTAACTGCGGGTTGAGCATAGCGATCTCACCACGCTCGCGCCTCTCCTCGTCGTCTTTGGCTTCTTGGTCGTGAAACGCGAAGCGTATGTGTCCTCCCCACATGTCCATATCCGCAAGCGAGAAGACTTCG